AATTAAAGGTAAAAGAAAATCTCTTGTTGTGTGGGTAACTGGACCAAAATTTAAATAATGATAACTTTTCGTAACATTCGTTGGAAGAATTTGCTTTCAACAGGTAACTACTTTACTGAAATAAAACTAGATGTAAATTCCAACACTCTAGTTGTTGGTGAGAATGGTTCTGGTAAGAGTACGATGCTTGATGCATTGTGCTTTGCTTTGTTTGGCAAACCATTTAGACCTATCAATAAACCACAATTGATTAATTCCATCAATGGTAAAGATTGTGTCGTTGAGGTAGAGTTTGATGCCAACAATAAGAAGTATAAGATCATTCGCGGTATCAAACCTAACCTGTTTGAAATTTATTGTAATGGTACATTGTTGAACCAAGATGCCGCTTCGCGTGACTACCAAGAACACCTTGAGAAGTTTATCATCAAGCTTAACTATAAATCATTTACGCAGATTGTTATTCTTGGTTCAGCATCATTCACACCATTCATGCAGTTGTCTGCTGCTGATCGCCGTGCTATCATCGAAGACCTGTTGGACATCCAAATCTTTTCTACTATGAATGCATTGGTAAAAGAGAGACTATCAACCAACAAAGATTTGATTGCAACAAAGAAACATGAAATTGATATGACTCAACAGAAATATGATTTATTGAAGAAACATATTGATGATGTTAAATTGGATAATGAAGAAAGAGTTAAAGAGTATGAAACGCAAATACAACTTGTTACAGGTGAGATACAAAACCTTCACGCCGAAATATCCAACACAACTGTTCAACTTGAATCCCTTCAAGAACTGGTCAAAGATAAGAATGAAGTTGAATCGAAACTCAAGAAAATTACTAAACTTGAATCGCAGATTGAAGCGAACCTATCCAAATTTAAAAAAGATATCAGTTTCTTTCAACACAATGACAATTGTCCAACCTGCCGGCAAGAAATTGCCTTGGGGTTTAAAGAGACTGAACTTGCAAATACCAATGTAAAAGTTACAGAGTGTGAACATGGACTTCAAAAGATAAACGATAAGATTGTTGATGAGCAGATTAAATTGGATAGCATCTTAGCTACAGAAAAAACAATCAACAGTCTAACGATTGAACTTGCACAGAAAAATACCTCTATCACCAATCTAGAAAAGAATATAGTTTATCTTGAAAACCAAAAAGCCAAATTGGTAAGAACAAAGAATTCTATGAAGAAGGATGAAACTGACCTTGATGGTGTGGTGCAAGAACTACAATCATTAAAGGTTGGTTTGAAAGAACTTATTGATGAAAAAACATACTATGAAGCAGCATACAATCTATTGAAAGATACTGGTATTAAAACCAAGATTGTGAAACAGTATCTACCTGTTATCAACAAACTTGTGAACAAGTATCTGGCTACACTAAACTTCTTTGTGAATTTTAACCTTGATGAATCATTCAAAGAAACAATCAAGTCTCGGCACCGCGATGAATTTACCTACAGTAATTTTTCTGAAGGTGAAAAGCAGCGCATAGATATGGCTTTGATGTTGACATGGCGTGCAGTTGCTAAGTTGAAGAACTCATCGAATACAAACCTTCTGATATTGGATGAAACATTTGATTCTTCACTAGACTCAAATGGCACCGAAGAACTGATGAAGATTCTACATACACTTGAGGGTTGTAACCTGTTTGTCATATCTCATAAGGGTGATATTCTGCAAGACAAGTTTGCCAATGTCATCCGCTTCAAAAAAGAGAAAAATTTCTCCAAAATTGTATAATTTATGACTTTAAAATTATAAATAAAGACATAAACTACTATTTGGGAGGTTAAAATGGAAAGAAAAAAAAGACAAACCTATGAAGATTTGCCGCCTAGGTCGGATCCAAATTATATGAAATTGTATAATCAAAAGAATCGTGAACGAATTAAACAGTTAAACCAACAATGGTTAAAACAGAAAATACAGGACAATCCAAATTACTTCAAAGAGAAGTATAACCAAGAATATCAATTAGAATACTATCAATCAAATAAAAAAAGGTTATTAGAAAACCATTGGGCAAAAATTGGTATTTTGGAAATGACCTACGAATTATTTTTGGATGAATTAAATAAACAAAATAATAACTGTAAGATATGCAATAATCCTATGGAAAAACCTCAGGTCGATCACTGCCATAAAACAGGAAAATACAGAGGTTTATTGTGTGTTCCTTGTAATAATGGTTTAGGTGTTTTTGAAAATAATAAAGAAGCATTTGAAAAATATTTAGATGAGGTTACAAAATGAAAGAACTTCATATGTTTGAAGAAGGTAATAGACTAGCGACAGTCTTTGCCAGAGGACCATTATCATATAGAGTATGGTGCCTAGATAGTTTAACTGACCATCAGGAAGAACATTATTTTAATAACGAACAGTTGGCAGAAGATTTTGCCGAAGAATGGGTGATGAATGTATGAGTGACATTCTAACAATTGATACATCAGTAGGTATAATAAAAGACCAAAAGGTTGAGCCATTGCCATTGTATGATGAGAATCATCCAATGTTGCTTGAGCCTATTCCAGAATACAAGCAAAGATTGCCAAATGGAATGATGAGCAATCTAATTAAACGAATGAAACTTACCATGCAACAGTATGGCGGAATCGGTCTATCGGCAAACCAATGCGGTGTGTTTGAACGGGTGTTTGTCATAGGCACAGGAGAATTCCAACTTGCCTGTATCAATCCAAAAATCATTTCTCGGTCAGATAAGGCAATCAAAGCTGATGAAGGTTGCCTCTCTTTTCCTGGATTCTATGTTAAGGTACCTAGACCTGAAGAAATTACGGTTGAATTTACAGATGAAGATGGCAACATCAAAGAAGCAGAGTTGACTGGTCTAACTGCAAGATGTTTCATGCATGAACTGGATCATATGAATGGCATTCGTTTGATAGACCATGCTGGTCCAGTAGCGATACAACAAGCCCGTAGAAAACAAGAGAAGATTCTCAAGAAAGCGATTCGTAGAAAATGACATATAGCTTTGACAAAAATGATGACATAGAAACACAATGGAAAAAATGGCTAGATTCAGGCATTGAATATCACGACATTGATATTGATGTTATTCGCCAAAAAACCATTGATGATTTGACCTATGTCTCAAAGATGGATGTAAAAGAATACACACTATTCCAAAAATGGTGTGAGGTTCAAGACAAGTATCCATCAGTCACGGTAAACGATCTATGGGACGGAGAAAAGAAAGTCCTTGAGGATGAGGGTCAACGGCGTGCTATCGCTGAAGTGAAATCTAACTTTTGGATTCCTAAAGATCCAGAAGATTACTTGAATCTACAACCTGAATTGCTGTATACAAATAAAGATAAAGATTTGCCAGAGTTATGGAATTGTATTCGTACCTTCTCGTCTACGATGAAGAACAACAGCAACATCGGTCGCAATCTAAATTTTGTGGTTCGTGATGCATCAACGAAAAAGTATTTGGGTGTTATCTGTATCTCATCCGACTTCCTTGACCTTACACCAAGAGATAACTACATTGGTTGGGCGAGAGATAAGAAGACACAAGGCGGCATGATTAATCATACAGCAATTGGTTCTACGATTGTACCTTTGCAGCCACTTGGTTTCAATTATGTTGGTGGTAAGTTACTTGCATTGCTATGTCTTGCTACACCAATACAAGAACTATGGGAAAAACTATATGGTGATAAGCTTGTAGGCATAACCACTACATCACTATATGGTAAGACTAAGCTTAATGGTCTGTCACAGTATGACAATCTAGACTACTGGCAACCAATGGGGTTTACATCTGGTTCTGTATCGTTTGAACCGTTGCAAGAGACTCGGTACATGATCCGAGAATGGCTAAAGAAGAATCATACTCGCAAATATTTTGAGTGGTATGTTGCTAAGAGATCGACTGGTCAACCATACAAGCGTGACCATAAGAATCGTTCGTTGGCGTTTGCATACAGTAAGATGCAGATTCCAAAAGAACTAATTCGTAGTGAACACGCCAGAGGTATCTACTATGCGCCTCTGTATGATAAGACTTGTGAGTTTCTTCGCGGCGATAATGACGGTAAAGATATGAAAAAGTTGTTCGATACAAGTGTTGAACACCTAAGTAATGTATGGAAAGAGAAACACGCTAAGCCTCGGATCAAACAGTTGGTCAAGAAGGGTAGAGTTTCAGGTGATACATTGTTCTATGATGATTTGACGGTTCTTACTTGGGAACAAACTAAAGAAAAGTATCTAGTTCAGGTTGGAAGATAATTTTTTTCTTACGGATTCCGAAATTTTTTTTCTATGTTCTTCTGAAAGAGGTTTCTTTTTTGTGCCTCTGATAGCATCAGCTATTTTTCTTTTAGTTTCTTCGGAATGTTTTTTACCTAACCAAGTTTTTTTGCCTAATGTTCCTTCGCCACCTAATGTCATGTTATAACCGTTTTTGAATGAATCAT